CGAGCTGAAGGCCGATGACGGCGCCAGTTACCGCGCCTTCGTCTGCCACACGCTGAACGCATGGGGCTACCCCGCCAAGGACCGCTCCGGGCGGCTCGATCCGATCGAGGAGCCGCACCTCGGCCGCCTCATGGAAAAGATCGCAGGCCCTGCCAGGCCCGCCACTGATCGACTCGATTTCGCGCGGCCTGCGCCCGCTGCCGCGCCTGTCCCTAACACCGAATCCACTTCCACTCAGGAGTCCTGATCATGACCTATTTCGATTTCAATTCCGCTTCCGAACAGACCTCTTTCGACCTGATTCCCAAGGGCACGCTGGTGCGTGTGCGCATGACCATCAAGCCGGGTGGCTTCGATGATCCGTCGCAAGGCTGGACCGGCGGCTACGCCACTCGCAACGACAACACCGGCTCGGTGTACCTGAACTGCGAGTTCGTCGTGATGGAGGGTGAGTTCGCCCGTCGCAAGATGTGGTCGCTGATTGGCCTACACAGCCCCAAGGGACCCGAGTGGGCCAACATGGGCCGCACCTTCGTCAAGGCGATCCTCAACTCAGCGCGCGGCGTTCATCCCGGCGACAACAGTCCTGCCGCGCAGAACGCTCGCCGCATCAGCGGGTTTGCCGATCTCGATGGCATCGAGTTTCTCGGCAAGGTCGACTGGGACAAAGACCAGAACGGCCAGGACAAGAGCGTGATCAAGGCCGCGATCACGCCCGACCACAAGGACTACGCCGCCCTCATGGGTGGCGCGCAGGGAGCAGCGAAAGCGCCTGCACCCGCAAACGGGTCGAACGCGTATGCTCAGGCTACGGGACGTGCCTCCGTGCCGGGCCGCCCGAGCTGGGCACAGTAAGGGGGACGCCGCCATGATGCTCCGCCCCCGACAAGCCCTGCTGGTCGAGCGCTCCTTGGCGGCGCTCGCTCAACACGGCAACACCCTCTCTGTTGGCCCCACCGGATCGGGCAAGACCATCATGCTGTCGGCGGTGGCCGGCAGCTTGTTGGCTGAGCCAGATGCCAAGGCCTGCATCCTCGCTCATCGCGATGAACTGACCGGCCAGAACCTATCCAAGTTTGCACGGGTGAATCCGGGCGTCAGCACCTCTGTGTTCGATGCAAAGGACAAATCCTGGTCCGGGCGCGCCACGTTCGCAATGGTGCAAACGCTGTCGCGTGACAACCATCTCGCTGCCATCCCGATCCTCGATCTGTTGGTGATCGATGAGGCACATCACGCCGCCTCGGCGTCTTACCGCCGTGTGATCGACCGGGTGCTGGACAAGAACCCGCGCGCCCAGATCTTTGGGGTGACAGCGACGCCTGCCCGCAGTGACGGCAAGGGACTGCGGAAGGTCTTCAGCAACGTCGCGGATCAAATCACCCTCGGCGAGCTGATCGCCTCCGGCCACCTCGTGCCGCCACGCACCTTTGTCATCGATGTCGGCGCCCAGGCGCAGTTGACGCGGGTGCGGCGCACCGCCACAGACTTCGATATGACGGAAGTCGAGGCGATTCTCAACAAGACGCCGATCACCGATGCCGTGATCCGTCATTGGCGGGAGAAGGCTGGCGAGCGCAAGACGATCGTGTTCTGCTCGACCGTCGCCCATGCCGAATGCGTGCGCCAGGCCTTTCAGGATGCCGGGGTGTCTGCCGTGATCGTGCATGGCGAGCTCTCGGACGCAGAGCGAAAGGCACGCTTGGCCGAGTACGAATCCGGCAGCGCGCAGGTCGTGGTCAATGTGGCTGTGCTGACTGAAGGGTACGACTTTACGCCCACCTCCTGCGTGGTGCTGCTGCGACCCAGCTCGCACAAGTCCACGCTGACCCAAATGATCGGGCGTGGCCTACGAACGCTAGACCCAACGGAGCATCCGGGCGTCATCAAGACTGATTGCGTGGTCCTGGACTTCGGCACCGCGACCTTGATGCACGGTTCATTGGAACAGGACGTCAATCTCGACGGACACCAGGATAACGGTGAGGCGCCCACCAAGGAATGCCCGTCCTGTGAAGCCACCGTCCCGCTCGGCTGCCGCGAATGCCCGCTGTGCGGATTCGTCTGGGAGAACGAGACCACCGAGGAAGGTGATGCACTGGCCGATTTCGTGATGACCGAGATCGATCTGCTCAAGCGCTCCAACTTCCGCTGGTGCGACCTGTTTGGCTGCGATGACGCGTTGATGGCTACTGGCTTCAACGCCTGGGGTGGCGTGTTCTTCCTGAACGGCCGCTGGCACGCCGTGGGCGGAGCTAAGGATCTGCAGCCACGCTTGTTGGCTGTGGGCGACCGCACGGTTTGCATGGCCAAAGCCGATGATTGGCTGAATGACCGCGAGTCGGCTGACTCCGCGCACAAGACCCGGCGCTGGCTGAATGAACCCCCGACCCCGAAGCAACTGCAGTATCTGCCCCAAGCAATGCGCGCCGACTTTGGCATGACGCGCTATCAGGCCTCGGCGCTGCTGTCCTTCCAGTTCAACAAGTCGTCGATTCAGCGCCTCGTGGTCGCTGCCAACGATGCCCACCGGGAGGCCGCGTGAAATGTGCAGTCTGCTCACGAAAGGCCAAGGGCTTCGGCTACTTCAATCCACGCCTGCCGCGCAGCGACCCTCGACGTTACTCGGACCGCTGGGTGTTCTGCTCCATGCGCTGCCAGAACGCATTTTCGCGACTCATGGAAAAGACGGGAGGTCACATGATCGATCCCAGTGAGATGGAGCTCGCCGCCATGGCGTCCTGCCTGGCGCCGCTTGGAGAGTATGTCGGCGCCATCGGCATGCAGCGCCCGCTGGCGGACTACAGCAAAGACGAAGTGCTGATGCTGATCGACGTAGTGGTGACTGCCTACCAGGGACACATGCTCGTCGAGCACGAGCGGATGGCGGAGAGGGACCGCGCTTTTTTTGAAGAGCGACTCGCCCGCCAAGGCAAGTCCGCTTCGACGGGGGTGCCGTTCTGATGCTGGATTTCAATCACCGTCCCAAGATCCATGAGCAGATCAGCGTGCTCATCGACGCTGCACTTAGCGCCGATCGTGACAAGCAACCCCGACGCAACTATCTCGGTGCTTCTCGGTTGGGCGTTGCCTGCGAGCGCGCGCTGCAATACGAGTATCTCCAAACCCCTGTCGATGCTGGAAGGGAAATCCCGGGTAGCGTGTTGCGCATCTTCGAGGTGGGACACGCTCTCGAAGAGCTGGCTATCCGCTGGCTGCACATGGCCGGATTCGATCTGTACACCCAAAAGGCAAGCGGCGGTCAGTTCGGTTTTTCCGTTGCAGGCGGTCGCATCCAAGGGCATGTCGATGGTGTGCTGAACGGCGGTCCCGCAGAGCTAGGAATGAACTATCCGGCCCTGTGGGAATGCAAGACCATGAACGACAAGTCCTGGCGGGACACGGTCAGGCACGGCGTCAGCAAATCCAAACCGGTCTATGCCGCACAGATGGCCATCTATCAGGCCTACATGGAAGCGAGCGTGCCAGGCATCTCGTCAAACCCGGCGTTGTTTACCGCGATCAACAAGGACTCCGAGGAGATCTGGTTCGAGCTGGTGCCGTTCGATGGCGGCCTGGCGCAGCGGATGTCCGATCGGGCGGTTCGTGTCATCACGGCGACCGACAGCCGTGAACTGTTGCCGCGCCATGCGACTACACCGACGCATGTCGAGTGCAAGTTCTGCCCCTGGCAGGACCGCTGTTGGAGTTCGACATGATGGTCGACAACATCATCTGGCTCGACTTCAATGACGCCCCCGAGCAGCGCGACGAACTGGCATCCGATACCGATGTGCTGCGTGCGGGGCTACTGGACCGGCTCGAAGCCGTTCTCCACTACCTGTTTCCGCAGGGGCGCATCCGAGGTGGAAAGTTCTACGTCGGCGATGTCGATGGCAGCCCTGGCAAGAGTCTGGTGGTTGAACTCGAAGGACCACGGCGCGGCCTGTGGAAGGACTTCTCCACCGACGAGGGCGGCGATGTCATCGATCTGTGGGCGCGGTCGCAGGGTCGCTCCGCACGCAGCGACTTCTCGCGCATCGCTGCCGAGATCCGGCAGTGGCTCGGTCTTGCTCCACCGAACATCACGCCGATGCGCCGCGATGTTCGCAGCGTGCCAATGGACGACCTCGGCGCTTACACCGCCAAGTGGGACTATCTGTCACCCGAGGGCGAACTGATCGCCTGCGTCTACCGCTACGACCCACCGACGGGCAAGGAATATCGCCCCTGGGATGTGCGTGCCCGCATGTGGCGCGCACCCGATCCCAGGCCGCTCTACAACCAACCGGCCATCGCGAAAGCGCGAGAGGTCGTCCTGGTCGAAGGCGAAAAGTGTGCGGCTGCATTGATCGCCTGCGGCATTGCGGCCACCACCGCGATGAACGGCGCCAAGGCACCAGTCGACAAAACCGACTGGCGTCCATTGGCCGGGAAATCCGTGGTCATCTGGCCGGACCGAGACGCGCCCGGCTGGGACTACGCCGAGAGCGCTGCCCGTGCTTGCGTGGCGGCAGGCAGCACATCCGTGGCCATCCTGGTGCCGCCCACCGACAAGCCCGCCAAGTGGGATGCTGCCGACGCGGTCGACGAAGGGTTCGACTGCGCGGCATTCATCGCCCAGGGCAAACGCCGCGTGGTCAAGGCAGTGGTTCCCGCTCTGCCCACCTTCACGCTCGGCGAACTGCTCGACGACAACTCGCCGCTGCCACCGGACCTGATATCCCCGCGCGTGCTGACGCCGGCAGGCATGTTGGTGTTCGGCGGTGCGCCCAAGGTCGGCAAGAGTGACTTCCTCTTGTCATGGCTGGCGCACATGGCTGCTGGCGCTACGTTTCTGGGCATGCAGCCACCCCGGCCGCTGCGGGTGTTCTACCTGCAGGCCGAGGTCCAGTACCACTACCTGCGCGAGCGCGTGAAGGATGTCCGCCTGCCGTCCCATCGGCTGCTGGACGCCCGCACCAACTTCGTAGCCACACCGCAGTTGCGGCTGGTGCTCGATGACGCGGGGCTGGCGCAGGTGATCCCCGCGATCATGAACGCCTTTGGCGGTGAGCCTCCCGACATCATCGCCATCGATCCTATCCGCAATGTGTTCGACGGCGGTGATGCCGGTGGCGAGAACGACAACGGCGCCATGTTGTTCTTCCTGTCGCAGCGGGTGGAGCGGATTCGCCAGGCGGTCAATCCGGACGCTGGCGTCATCCTCGCACACCACACCAAGAAGCTCGGCAAGAAGCAGTTTGAGGAGGACCCGTTTCAGGCCTTGGCTGGTGCGGGAAGCCTGCGTGGCTATTACTCCACCGGGATGTTGCTATTCCGGCCGGATGAGACGCGCACGACCCGCCAGCTCATTTATGAGTTGCGCAACGGTGCCGGCATTCCGCTCAAGCACATCGACAAGGTTCAGGGCGAGTGGCGCGAGGTCGACGCCAACGATCGGCTGGTGATGAAGGAGTACGGCGAGCGGCTGGATGCGGAGCGTCGGCGTAAGCGCGACGCGATCCTCGAAATTCTGTTTCAGGAGGCCACCAACGGGCGCTGCTACACCGCCAATCAGTTTGCCGAAGGCTTTGAAGGCAAAGCCGGGCTGGGTGGCGAGCGCACCATCCGCGAGCGGCTATCGGCCCTGGCAACCCAAGGCTACATCAAGTATTTCCGCAACGCCGCTGACTACGGTTTGCCGTCCTGTGGTCGCACCAAGTTCGGCTACCTGTGTGTGGAAGGCATGGCGTTGCAGATGGCCGTCGGACCGCCTGATCCGGACACCGGGGAGGTCGTGATGCAGACACATCTCGTCCTGCCCACCCACTACAAATGCCCGCAATCGGGGGCCGCTATGCCGGTCGAGAACCCCGATGTGTGGGTTTACCAAGACGATCTCAATGATACCCAGGAGCCCGCATGAATACGCATCGCCAAGTTGGCAAAATTTCTGCCAACTGGATTCAGTTGGCAGACCCTTGCCAACTTCATTCTCATGTAAATCAACCACTTGAGCGCAAGTTGGCAAGTCGGCAAGTTGGAAACGCTGCCAACTTGCCAACTGACGCAAACCCGCATGGTTACTGGGTTTGCTCGGATTCTTCAGTTGGCGAAAACTCCCCCTCCTACTACGTAGGAGAGGGAACAGTGGTTCCCTCTCCCTCACATAGGGAGGTTTCCTCCGATGGTTGTGGCAGGGATCTGAATCGGCGGGTGGTGCTGGCACTTGATCTCGGGACCACCACCGGCTGGGCACTGCTGACCCGGGAAGGTCACATTGCACACGGGTTTGCGAGTTTCCGACCCCAGCGCTTCGAGGGGGGTGGCATGCGGTTTCTGCGCTTCAAGCGCTGGTTGGGGGAACTCAAGACGATCGCCCAGGACATCCATGCGGTTTACTTTGAAGAGGTACGCCGTCATGCCGGGGTGGATGCCGCCCATGTCTACGGAGGCCTGATGGCCACGCTCACTACCTGGTGTGAGCACCAGAACATCGCCTATCTCGGCGTGCCCGTCGGCACGATCAAAAAACACGCGACCGGCAAAGGCAATGCAGGTAAGACCGAGGTCATCGCGGCCATGCGTGTCCTGGGCCACCCGGTCACGGATGACAACGAGGCCGATGCCCTGGCCTTGTTGCACTGGGCCATCGAGACGCAGGAGGCCTGACCATGAAAACACCGACACATTACTACCGCTGCCCCTTGGGTCGCCTTCAGCCCCAGTCGCCTGATCTGGACGCCATCAAGCAAAGCGGCTGGCAGGAGCAGCGCATTCTGGTCGTGCATGCCGATGACAGCCGCCTGGACTTTCTTGAGCAGGAGATCGTTCGGTGTATCGGCCAGCGTCTTTACGGAGGGTCTCGCCATGGCTAAGTGGACCATCGACGATGTGGCTTTGCGCTTCAGTCAGGCGGCCGATGTGGCCCGACGTCTGCCAGCGGTTCGAGTCCAAGGGTATTTCAACTGCTGGCCGGCGATCAAACGCGCCGAACATGAGAACCTGGGTGCGGAAAACCGGCCACCGGTCTATTTCCCGCCCAGTCCGGAGTCGGTCGATCGGATGCTGGAGGTGATGCGCTGGGTGCTCTGGCTGGAAGAAGAACAACGTCACCTGGTGTGGATGCGCGCCAAGCGCTACGGCTGGCGGGAGATCGGTATCCGCTTTGCCTGTGATCGCAGCACCGCCTGGCGGCGCTGGCAGATGGCCTTGGCCAAGGTGGCGCTGCACCTCAATCTGGAAGATCGATCATGAAATTGCATGAAATCGCCAGCGTCTTACAAGGTCTGCGCAGACCTGCGTAACGCTGCGGGTTGAACCCGAAATCCGGCATGCAACATATCCGCCAGATTGGCGTAGTATTTCAGCTATCTTCTGGACAGAGGTGCGAGGCAGCCGCCCACCCTGATCTGGCCACTACCTAACCCCACGAACCCGCCCTGAGCACCATGCTCTTGGCGGGTTTATCGTTTCAAGGCTCCCAGACCATCGTGCAAATCGAATACCGTCCGATCGAGGCGTTGATTCCTTACGCCCGTAACAGCCGCACGCACTCGGATGCCCAAGTAGCGCAGATCGCGGCGTCCATCCGTGAGTTTGGATGGACCAATCCGGTGCTGGTCGATGGCAGCAACGGCATCATTGCCGGTCACGGTCGTGTGCTGGCGGCACGCAAGCTGGGCTTCGATCAGGTGCCGGTCATCGAACTGGCGCATCTGACCGAGTCGCAAAAGCGCGCCTATGTACTGGCGGACAACAAGCTGGCTGAGAACGCCGGCTGGGATGATGAACTGCTACGTATCGAACTGGAGGCCTTGCAGGCTGCCGGTTTCGATCTGTCGCTGACCGGCTTTGCCGATGATGAACTGGCCGCGTTGATGGCGGAATTGGCAGGTAACGAGGGACTGACAGACGATGACGCCGTACCGGAGGTGACCGACGACCCCGTAAGCCAGCCAGGCGATGTGTGGCTGCTGGGTGAGCATCGCCTGCTGTGTGGCGATGCCACCGACCCTGTGGCACTGGAGACCCTGATGGGCAGCGATCTGGCCGACATGGCGTTTACCGATCCGCCCTACAACGTCAACTACGCCAACACCGCCAAGGACAAGCAGCGCGGCACCCACCGGCCCATCCTCAACGACAACCTGGGTGAAGGGTTTGCCGGATTCCTGTCGGCGGCCTGCGCTAACCTGCTGACCTATAGCAAGGGTGCGGTTTACATCGCCATGAGCTCCAGCGAGCTTGACACCCTGCAGCTGGCATTTCGCGGCGCGGGTGGAAAATGGTCCACCTTCATCATCTGGGCCAAGAACACCTTCACACTGGGTCGCGCCGATTACCAGCGCCAGTACGAACCCATCCTGTATGGCTGGCGTGATGGCGTCGATCACTTCTGGTGCGGCGACCGTGACCAGGGTGATGTCTGGTTCATCAACAAGCCGGTCAAGAACGATCTGCACCCGACCATGAAGCCGGTAGAACTGGTAGAGCGGGCCATTCGCAACAGCAGCAAAACGCGGGACATCGTGCTCGATCTATTCGGCGGCTCCGGTACGACCCTGATTGCTGCCGAGAAAACCCAGCGCCGTGCACGGCTGGTGGAGCTTGACCCCAAGTATGTCGACGTGATCGTCAAGCGTTGGCAAGAATACACAGGAGCAAAGGCATCACGCCAATCTGATGGTTTGGCTTTCGATGAGGTGGCTCAGAAGGCAGATGCAACGCTCTGACCGATTATCTCTTCGGCTCGGAAGGTAAGCTGAATTCAAGATCGTCGAGGTCAAAATCGATTTCTACGAAAATCGTTTTGTCGATAACCGGAAAATCAATCCCTGAGTCTATGACTCCCTCGATGAATCCTCTGGCACGGGTTATCTGACCACGTTGATGGAGCTCTTGCCAAAGGTCGGGGCTCACCCTGACACCAGCAGGACGGAAAGGGTGTTCGTGGATAGCCTTCATGAGGGTGTCGGTGGGCATATGGATCTCCTATTTGTCGTAGGCGATACGGTACACCCGATTGGCTTGGGAATCTTTCTCCGAAACAATCAAAAGCCCCAGCTTTTTCTTCAGGGTCCCGGCGAAGGTGCCGCGCACCGTGTGCGGTTGCCAGCCCGTGACCTGAACGATCTGGCTGATGGTGGCGCCTTCCGGTCGCTGAAGCATGGCGATGATCTGCGCCTGCTTGGTGTTCTCCCGGGTGCGCGGCGCGGCTTTGATCGGTTCGATCGAAGCCTGTGGCACCGCCAGGCCCAGCGCCTCGTAAGCCAGGTCAGTGACGCGGTGAGACTCACCATCGATTTGAATCAGGCCCTGTCGCAGCAGGCTGCCCAACACCTTGTCACGGGCACCGCCCTTGAGGTTGTCGGGAAACCAGCTCAGTCGGCCATCGGACGACTGGATGGCGGTGTTGAGGATCAGGGTCTGGGTGTCGGTCAGTTTCATGGTCATCTCCTTGTGATGGATCGGTGTGCGTTGAATTGGGGTGCGCTTACTCGGCGTACTCGCCTTGCCAGAAGTAGGCGTCGGTCACTTCCTTGAGGGCAGTGACGTAGTGCGTCACGTCACCGACATGACCCCAGGTGACCGCATCGGGGCTGACCCCAAAGTGGTCATCGCGCATCTGTTGCAGCCGCTGGAGCAAGACGTCGAATTCGCCGGCTTTGGCGATAAAGCTGTCCAGGGCGGTGGGTTTGGCAGTCAGGGTGGTCATTGTTCGGTCCTTTTTGCGTGTGGGTGATCGTGTCTGTATGAACGCTTCATTCGGCCGGCTTAGCAACTCGTTTCTGCGGGGCCTGGCGAGGTTTCTTGCTGGCCTCTTGACCCGCCTTAAAAGCCGCCTGCAACGCGGCTTTGATGTTCCAGACCGCCAGGTCATGAAAGTCCAGCCGGTCGCTGTTGCGCGTGTCCAGGGTCTCGAGCCCGAGGAGGGTTTGGGCGATGTGATCGAGCGTCGGGTGGGTCATGGTGTTAGCTCCGGTTGATTGCGATGACCGTATGAACGCTTCATTTCCGGAAGAAGCCAAGTCGAATCTGGCCGCTGTCGCATCAATCCCACGCAGGGACGCGCAGTGACTCGCAGCATTTCGCTATTTCATCGCCGGGGACCCTGGCGATCTTGGCCAGTGCGGGGCGGCGGACCCGCGAGATTTGCGCAGGCACAGGCCACGCTACGGTTTCGCTTCGCGGCTCAGTTCAAGGCGCCACAGGGCCTGGCCGTGATTCGAGACGAAATGAGCGGCATCGGTGTTTCGCTTGAGGGCGAAATGTCGACGCTGCCGGCCCCACTTTGATTTCACCTTTGCTCACGAGCCACTTTGCATGGCAACTGCCCCCATCGAATCGCTGGCCAAGCTGCTGGACCTCACCCCGCGTCGGGTGCAGCAGCTGGCCAAGGAAGGCGTGATCCCCAAGCCGGCGACGCGCGGGCAGTACGACATCATCCCGTCGGTCGTGGCCTACATCCGCCACCTGCGGGCGGTGGCCAGCGGCGACGGCGGTGATCTCCTGACTGAAAAAACCCGCCTCGCCCGAGCCCAGGCCGAAAAAACCGAAGTCGAGATCGCTCGCCTCAAAGGCGTTCTGGTGCCCTCTGTGGAGGTGGAGCGCGCCTGGGCCAGCATGATCGCCGCCGCCCGGGCCAAGTTATTGACCCTGCCGGTACGCGCCACCCCGTTGGTGCTGCCGCTTTCTGAGGAGTCGGCCATTGAACGGCTGCTGACGGACATGGTGATGGAGGCCTTGTCGGAACTTGCTGAGGCCGCCCTTGACGATGATCCAGACCTTGCTAACCCGGGTGCGCTCGCTGTGGCGACCACCCCCGACGATGACGGTGAGCCAATGGGCTGACACGCATCTTTACCTCTCGCCCGAGGACAGCGCGGAGTCGGGCAAGTACCTGAGCGATCGTGCCCCGTATCAGCGCGGCATCATGGATGCGTTCAGCGAACCCGGGGTCGAGGAGGTCGTCATGATGTCCTCGGCGCAGGTGGGCAAGACGCTGATCCTGAAGTCCTTGATTGGCTATTTCATCGATCTCGATCCATCACCGATCCTGGTTGTGCAGCCCACCATCGAGATGGGGGAGACCTTCTCCAAGGATCGTCTGGCGCCGATGATCCGCGACACCCCGGCGCTGGTCGGCAAGGTGCGCGACGCCAAGAGCCGCGACTCGGGCAACACGATTCTCAAGAAACACTTCCCCGGCGGGCATCTGACGATCGCTGGGGCCAACAGCGCGGCGAGCTTGTCAAGCCGTCCGATCCGGGTCCTGCTCTGCGACGAGGTCGATCGCTACCCACCGTCGGCTGGCACCGAAGGCGATCCGGTCAACCTGGCCCGCAAGCGTACCGCCACCTACCGCGCACGCAAGAAAGTGGCGCTGGTGTCCACGCCGACCCTCAAGGGGCACAGCCGGATCGAGCGCGCCTGGTTGCAGTCGGACCAGCGACGCTACTTCGTGCCGTGCCCCCATTGCGGTCACGGGCATGTGCTGGAGTGGGGTAATGTGCTGGTCAATGAAACGGACTTGGCGCAAACATCGCTGGTCTGCCCGTCTTGCGGTGCCCTGATCCGCGACAGCGACCGGCCGCTGATGCTCGCGCAGGGGCAATGGATGGCCCAGTGCCCGCAACACCCGATTCCAGGGTTTCATCTGAATGAGCTCTATTCGCCTTGGCGCAAGCTCTCGGAGATCGCCAGCGATTTCCTGCGCGCCCGGGGCAACCCCGAAGAAGAAAAAACCTGGTGGAACACCGCCATGGGGCTGCCCTTCGAAAGCGTGGGCGAGCGAGCCAGCGCCGAACTGCTAGCCCAGCAGCGCGAAGCGTACGCACCGGACCACCTGCCGGCAGGCGTGCTGACCGTCACCGCAGGTGTGGACACGCAAAAGGATCGATTGGAAATCGAGCTCGTGGGCTGGGGTGCGGGTGAGGAGTCGTGGGGTATCGAGCACATCGTGCTGCACGGCAACCCGGCAGAACCCGCGCTGTGGCAGCAACTGGATGGCTTGTTGATCAACACTCGTCTGCCCACCGAGGACGGCCGGGCACTGCGCATCGCTGCCTGCTGTATCGACTCAGGCGGCCACCATGTGCAGCAAGTCTACGAGTTCGCCACCCCGCGCGCGGCGCGCAACGTCTGGGCGGTCAAAGGCCAGTTCGGCCCGCGCCCGGTCTGGCCCAAGCGGCAGACGAAGTCCAAAAAGTACCGGGGCCACACGGTGCGCCTGATCGGTGTCGACACCGCAAAGGACACGATCTATGCGCGCTGGCAGGTTGCATCAGGTAAACCCGGCTACTGCCACTTTCCGATGTCGTATGACGACGCCTGGTTCGAGCAGGCCACTGTCGAAAAACGTGTGACCCGCATCGATGCCAGAGGCAATGAGGTGCGCGCCTGGCAGAAACCCTCCGGGGCGCGCAACGAAGCGCTGGACTGCCGCGTGTATGCCTATGCCGCGCTGCATGGACTCAAGATCGAGCGCCGCCTGGTGCTGGCCAAACTGGCTGGCGCAGCCATCGAAAGCGAGCGCATGACATCGCAGCACGAGCCCGTCATCGTCAAGCCCAACGAGGGCTCGCCTCGACTGAGGCAATCGCCGGCGCCTGCTGCCGGAACCCACCAATCACCAGCCCGTCGGATCTGAGCATCGAGGAAACCTCACATGGCCTTTACCCAGGACGACGTGGTCCGGATTGAGCGTGCCCTGGCCAAGGGCGAGCACATCGTCCGGTTTGCAGACCGCACCGTGGAATATCGCTCGGTGCAAGAACTGATCGAGGCGCGCGATCGTATGCTTAATGAGCTCTCGAAAGGTGGCAGGCGGCGTGCCCGGCTGGTGCGCTTGTTTCATGCCGGCAAGGGGTGGTAAGTATGCCCATGTCCTATCCCTGGTTGGCGCAGCGTGGCTTTCTGCTGCCCCAGCGGCTGACCCGTGTGCAAGCCAGCTATGACAGCGCCGGCAACGGTCGTCGTCTGGGCGGCTGGAAGGCGCCCGATGGCGGGCCGAGTTCAGCTTCGCTCGGCGGTCTGCAGCACTTGCGCAACCGATCGCGCGCTGCCACACGCAACGACCCGTATGCCTTCTCGGCCATCGACCGGCTGGTGTCGAACACCATCGGCACCGGGATCACCCCCAAACCCCGCCATCCCGACGATGGCGTGCGGCGCCAGTTGCAGACGTTATGGGAGGACTGGTGCGACGAAGCCGATGCCGACGGTCGCGCCGATCTCTATGGGCTGCAGGCGCTGGTTTGCCGGGCAGTCTACGAATCAGGCGAGTGCTTCATTCGCCTGCGGCCCCGGCGGCTCGAGGATGCCATGGTGGTGCCCCTGCAGTTGCAGGTGCTTGAGCCTGAGTTTGTGCCGCACGACAAGCATGAGCAAGGCCGTGGCGGCAATGTCATCCGCGCCGGCATTGAATACAACGCAATCGGGCAGCGGGTCGCCTACTGGATGTACCGCGCCCATCCCGGCGAAGGCCCCAGTCCTGCATTGGAGTTCAACGACCTGGTGCGCGTCCCGGCCGAGCAGGTGTTGCACATCTATGAGCCGCTGCGCGCGGGTCAGCTGCGTGGTGTCCCTGTTCTGGCGCCGGTCCTGGCGCGATTGAAATCGCTCGACGACTTTGATGACGCGGTGCTGTTTCGGCAGGAGGTGGCCAACCTGTTTGCCGGCTTCATTCGCAAACCTGCCCCCGAGGACCCGCCGGTTGATCCGGTGACGGGTGCCCCCATCCAGACCGATGCCGATGGTTTCACCCCAATGGTGGGGCTGGAGCCCGGCACCCTGCAGGAACTGCTGCCCGGCGAAGAGGTGGATTTCTCCAATCCGCCCGATGCCGGCAACACCTACCCGGACTTCATGCGTCAGCAGCTGCTGGCCACCGCAGCCGGGGCAGGGTTGCCCTTCGAGTTGCTGACCGGGGACCTGCGCAATGTGAATGACCGGGTGATCCGCGTGGTGTTGAACGAGTTTCGGCGGCGCATCGAGCAGCGCCAGTTTGGCGTCTTCGTCCACCAGATGTGCCGGCCCGTGCGCGCTGCCTGGCTGGACATGGCGGTGCTGGCTGGGGCCATCGCGCTGCCTGATTACCCCCGACAACGGCGGGCGTACCTGCGCACCCGCTGGGTGCCGCAAGGCTGGTCCTACCTGCACCCGGTGCAGGACGTACAGGCCCGGCGCATGGAAGTGCGTGCCGGTTTCACCTCGCGCTCAGAAGTCGCACTGCGCCAAGGCTACGACGCCGAACTTATCGACGCAGAAAATGCGGCCGACATCGCCCGCGCTGATGCATTGGGCCTGGCCTATGACTCGGATGCGCGCGCCAACCCGGCAGCGCCCACACCAACCATTTCCAATCTTGAGGAGCAGGCATGAGCCACCTTCCCGAGGCTGCGCCAACGCGCAGCTGGTACCGCATTCAGGCCAAGTCTGACGCCGATCAACCGAAATCCATCGAAGTGCTGATCTATGACGAGATCGGGCTGTGGGGCATCAGCGCCGCCCGATTCATCGACGAGCTCAAGGCGATGGACGATGGGAAGGCCGCGATCACGGTCGCCATCAACAGCCCGGGCGGTGATGTGTTCGACGGGTTTGCCATTCACAACGCGCTGCTGCGTCTGGGTGCGCGCTGCACCGTGCGCATCGATGGCCTGGCCGCATCGGCTGCCAGTGTCATCGCCTGTGGCGGGCATCAGGTAGTGATGGCTGCCAACGCCATGCTGATGATCCACAACCCGTGGACCTTCACCTACGGCAGTGCCCACGACCTGCGCAAAACCGCCGACATGATGGACAAGGCGCGCGACGGCATCCTGGCGGCCTACCGGCGCAAGGCTCCCGCCATCGAAGACGCCACGCTCATTCAGATGCTCGACGAAGAGACCTGGTTGAGTGCCGACGAGGCCTTGGCGCTGGGCTTGGTGGACGTCATTGGCGAGGCCGTGGCACTGCAGGCCTGCCGGGGTACGACCAATGTGCTGGCGCGTTTCAAGCATCCCCCCGAAGCCTTGCTGGCGACCAGCGCTGAGTCGATTCCCAAGGCTGAGTTGATTCCCGAAGAACCAGCCCAAGTGCCCGAACCCCAGTCAGACCCGACCCGGCTGGCACGCAATGCGGCGCGTTTCTCTCAAGCCTGCTTCGCCTGCGGGTTGGCTGAATTCACTGAGGAGTTGCTGATGAACACCCCCCTTTCCGATGACGGCGCGGTGTCCGCGCAGATTGAGCGTCTGCAAGCGATTCGCACCTTGTGTGCCAGCGCCCGGTTGCCGGAGCTCGCTGCCGACTACGCGCGCTCCGGGTTGAGTGTGGAGGCCGTGCGTGCGCGGCTGTTTGATCGATTGCTGGCCGCGCAAGGCGCTGCGATCGACAACAAGGAGCCGCCTATCACCCCTGAAGCCCAGGCAGCAGCCAGCCCGAACACGAGCGCCATCTACGCCGCGCGCAAGAAAAAGCCCAGCCGCCCGGCGGCCGTCAAAACGGCCACGCCCCAGGCGCCCATCCCCCAAGCGCCCACCCCTTAATCGTCACCTGGAGCACACACCATGAACATCCAAACCGAGGCCGTCCACACGGCCGAGTTCCTTCTCTCCGAGGGCAATCGCGAGATCTCGCGCGAGGCCATCACGGTCGCTGCCGGTGATGCGCTGCCTGCAGGACAAGTCCTGGGCATCCAGACCACCTCGGGCCATTACGCCGCCTACAGCCCGGCAGCCACCGATGGCACCGAGGTGGCGGTGGGCATCTTGCACGCCGCACTGCCGGCATCGGCAGACGTACGCAATGGCGTGGCCTTCGTGCGCCTGGCTGAAGTCGCCGCAGCGCGTCTGACGGGGCTGGATGCCGCCGCGATTGCCGATCTCAAAACCCGTCACCTCATCGTGCGCTAACCCACGTGCCTAACCCATTTCGGAGACTTCCATGCCCCTGACTCTCGACATCTTCAACGACGACGCCTTCGGTGTCGCTTCGCTCACCGCCGCCATCAATAACCCGCCCGAAGGCCAATATGTGCCCACTCTGCTCGACAGCCTCTTTGAGGAAGAAGGCATCACCACGACCTCGGTCATGATCGAGCGCGATGGCGATGCCCTGGCTCTGGTGCCAGCCACCGAGCGCGGTGCACCGGGTGACGTCACCGTGGGATCAAAGCGCGACATGATCCCGTTCTCGACCCTGCACCTGGCAACCACGGGGGCCATCAAAGCGGACGAAGTCCAGGGTGTGCGCGCCTTTGGCTCTGAGTCGCAAACCCAGACGGTGCAGAACCTGGTTACCCAGCGTCTGCTCAAAATGCGCCAGCGTCTGGAAGCGACCCTGCGCTACCACCGCTTCGGTGCGGTCACCGGAAAGATCTACGATGCGGACGGTTCACGCGTCCTGCTCGACTTGCATCAGCGCTTTGGTATCACCGCGCAATCGGTGGCCATGGCACTGGGCACAGAAACCACCGACTTGCAGCAAAAGATTCGCGATGCCAAGCGCAAGAGCGAGGATGTGATCGGCGACTCGGGCGTCATCACCGGCTGGCTGGGCATTTGCGGTCGCGGCTTCTACGACGCCTTTGTCGGTCACGCCACCGTCAAGCAGGCCTACGACCGCTGGAACGATGGTCAATTCCTGCGTGACGATCTGCGCAAGGGCTTCACCTTCGGCGAGGTGACCTGGAAGGAGTTCTACGGCAAGGTCGGCAGCATCAGCTTCATCGGCGAAAACGATGCCTACCTGATCCCGATCGGGGTCTCGGAGCTCTTTATCACCCGTTATGCGCCGGCCGATTACATGGAGACGGTCAACACCATCGGTCTGCCGCTCTATGCCAAGCAGGAGCTGATGCGCATGAATAAGGGGGTGGCGCTCGAAGCCCAGTCCAATCCGCTGAACCTGTGCACCAAGCCGCGTGCGGTCATCAAGCTCACCAAGTGAGTCGGCTGACATGCAAGACTTTCGTGCCCTCGGCATTGAACTGGATGCCAGCGTGTTCGACGCCTTGGCCGATCAGGCTGACATCGCTGGTCGCCCTGTGCGGGGGATGTTCTCTTCCCCATGGCTCGCCCCCCAGGTGGGGCGCTTGGATACTGGCCTGATTGAGCCGCAGCTCATCGTGCGCGATCTCGATGCGGTTGATGTGGCCAGGGGCACGACGTTGAGCTTTGATGGCCAGACGTTTGAGGTCGTCGGGATCGAGCCGGACGGCACCGGCGTCACGGCTCTGATTCTGAGGCCCATGGCATGAGTACCACCCTCAAAGTCGATATTGACGTGGGCCAGGTGCTGGCATTGACCCAGGGTCTGACCGCCAGCGCGAGCCAGGCGGCCTGGCGCCGCACCCTGCGCAAGACCGGGCAGTGGGTCAAAAGCCAGACCGCCAAGGCGGTGAGCGTTGAGACCCGTATCCCGCAAAAGCTGCTGCGCCAGCGCCTGTATTTCTTTCTGCGCTCGCGCGA